TTTAGGAAAGGGACAGCCTCCGCTGCATAATACTCGGGCAACTCACCCTTTTTCTCGGCTGGTCCATAAACCATCGCAAAAGCGCTTGCGGCAGCACGAACATCAAAATTGTTTAAGCGGTTCTCACGCCCGCCTCGCCTTGAAGCTGCAACGCTGTCGTCCCCATATGTCAAGAGGGCAACACATGACCTGAAGGGCGAAAATCGATCCCGCACAGCATCCACAAGTTTGGGGTTCCGCATGAAAAAAGCAACACGATAAAGCAATGAATTGCATATCGAGTTCACTTGCGTCGTAATCGGGGAACCAGAAGTGTTAATACCAGCGACATGAATTAACACACCCAGTAGTGAAATCACCGGATATGCCATACAACGTGTCAAGTTGTGTATAAGTTGGATATCCTGCTCAGTGGCGTGTGATCCATACATATGCACAGCCATAGCCGCTAGGGTAGCATATGCGGTTCTCGTCAGGTCTACATGCAAGGACATATCATATCCCTCAAAATCCCCCGCTAGACGCTCGCTACCATCCTTAGCGTTAAGAACAGACATAACTTCCTCCCACTGGGGCCCCGTAACATCCAAACCAACAGCACACTCAGAAAGTACCATGAGTTTGCGTAAAGCCAATACAACAGGACCATAGTACATACGGATCAAGATGGTGACGGCCACGTCTCCTATGAAAAACACACGCGCGCGCGTTTTGTCCAAAGCTACGGCCTCATCTTTAAGAGCCGAATTGTAAGATATGGCTGACATGGATCCTTTCCGGATAGCTTCTTTGTAAACTTCCATTTTCTCCAACAACTCTCTTTTCGGCCAAAAAACACGCTGCCCATTGGGGTACGGGTTAGCCATATCCATATAGTGGGTGTTGGGTAAGGGTTGTTTCGGTGTGGGACCAAAGACGACATCGTCCATAAGATCACCTTTCTTGCAACCATATTCACCACCCGGTGAAGTACTCATTTCCAAACCAGGAAACTGACCATCAAAACTGCCATTGACAGCTTGCATGAGATCCAAAGGGTGAAAAGAACCTTCCGTCAACTCCGCCAAAATGGGCTCCAAGTAATCGCGCTTTGCAGCGTCGAGCTGGACCGCCAAATTATGGTGGGGGTTGTTCGTTATCTTTAGAATTGGTTTGTGGTAGCTTACGTTGCCCCCAAGCATCACAACGGCGCCACTATCAAGACGGGTAAGCGGCAACTTGTGTTCCAAAGGTCCTATCAGCTTATCAAGCGTCGCACTCTCACTCTCAAGCAGCTGAAGCTTGCGCAATTTAGACCGTGTGGTAACGCTAGTGCAGCCTGCACTGGGCTTAATGTACTCACCAATCACTCTGAGGTCTCTTCGCGTACTCAAAATCTCAGCAAGGCAATGTTGCGGACGCACATCCACGATGACTTTGCCTGACTGCCCTAAGACAGATGGTGGCTCAGTCATGGCATCTTGCCTCTGGTGTTCGGCGATCACTGCAAAACCTTCAAGATACTTCTCACGCGAAAGTAGCGACGAAGAAGTGTGTTTCTTGTCAGTTGTGATCCCTGTGTGCACACCCAGTATCGTAGCAACACCATTACCCATCTGGGCAAGTGAAACAACCAAAGGTGACCCACAATCGCCAGAACTCGTAATATGGGAGCTCATAAGGGGCGACAGCACTTGTCTATGCACGCGCACTCCACTCAAACTGATTGGAGTGCCATGCACCGTGGGACCAACGGACGCCAAACCTTGGTTCGTAACAACAAAACCATTGGCTCTGTGCGTGCGATACTCCAACTGACCAACGAATGCTTCACTCGCCAAATATTGGGTTAAATCACGCAACTTGCACGAAGGGAACTGCACAAACAGTAGATCACATGTATCATCCACATGTATGTTGCTCTTCTGTATAGCCGTTGAGTAAGTCATCCCACCTACTACATATTCGAGCTCAGCACGTTTTGTTCGATCAAGCTCGCTCCTTACAGGAGGGGTGAGCGTGTGGGCAACGCCCACAGCTTTGCCGGTCTCCATAAAAGTTAAAACCAACCTGCATTGCTCATTACCGGCCCTAATTTTGCAGATTGATCTAATGTTTGGGTTGCGTGCCAAGTTGTCCACAGCTGTCGTATGCGAAGATTCTGTAGAATCCCGCGAAACGTGAATCGCCTGAGTCTTCTTCTTCTCATCGGAAGACATGAATTCAACCACTCCTTGACGAAACACTGTCTGAGGTCGTTTGGCCAGCAAATAAACGGCTAACAATGCGACACACCCCACGACGAAGCGTGGCTCGACAAGTGAAGCAATTTGTGCGGCTCTCGTGCGCTGTGGCCCTCCTTCTGCGACATATAACACTGAACGGAAAGCCAAGTTCAGGAAAATGAGGGAACACCCCACCAGAACACCAACCGTGCTGAAATATGTGCCTACAATAAAACACAAACTAGCAATGGTTGTAATTTCTGATATAAGATGTACCCTCCCACGAGTGCCCAACCAATCAAGATGCACGGCCAAAGCCATGACACACCGAGCAAAAATGCTCAAATTGGTCATTGAATGGTATGAGGCACCGAAAGCCGCAATCTGCTCTATGGCCCAAGTGTGAGCCTGGGACAATGAGCTATATACTGACGTCGATGCTCGCGCCGCCAATCGCAGCGCGGGCACTCCCACATGCACGCGCACATTCTGCTGAAAATCCGCAAATGATTGACGAATGATGTCATCACCTCCTTCTTCCTGGACGCCGGCGGGCGGCTGGTGGGCTTCATGTTCAAAAACGCTGTCACGCATAGTGTCCATGTTAGGCGTGCGATAAGCAGCCTCATAAGCCCGATCTTGGGTGATTTTGTGGTCTCGTGCACGTAACATAAGGTATTGAAGTGCCTCACGGAACGACACGTTCACCAGATTCCGTCCTTCATCAGTCACAACAGATCTGAAAAGGATGCCATGACCATCCGCTGCATAATGTGCACGCTCGATGGTAACATCCCACCAATCAGGCACGGTGTCAAGCGGTAGTCGATCATTAGCATCACGCAACTTCTCAGGATCCGCCATGCCTAAGGTAGCAAATTCAGGCTTAAGGGAAACGCGCAAATAATATTGGAAACGCCGGGCGAGGGAAACAGGTTCGTTAGACCAACCCGCGACGCCAAGGTCTGCAACGTTGGAAGTGGCTATGATCAAACGCCATGGAGGAAACACAGTTCCTTTCTCATGGACAGCCGCCTTAGTTGCAGGTATTTCCACGTTATTAATCCAAGCCAGGACACGATATGCCGTCCCCTTGCCATCATAATCTTTCTTTAAGTTGCCAAGGTCATCCAACACACCGCACGTTGTTTTGTTGGTGACTGTGGTGTCATATGCGTCAGCTTCACTGATAAAAGCTATCATATCGCTCTCAAGAGGCCCATTGCCAAGCTCACTATACAACGCATGTTGTAAGTAATAGACAATGGTGGATTTAGCTTGAGCCGACTTACCGGTCACTGCCACAGCAAAAGGCTGCCGCTTCAACTTACCACCTCGCATACTAGCTTGGGCCAAGCGCATATTGATCAGCTCACGCAACAGGTGAACCTCACCCATAGAGGCTCGACCGTAACGAACTTTTGCCTCCATATCACTAATAGCGTCATCCAACTTGGTAAGAAAATCTTGTTGAGAGGCAAAACACTCGTGGGCTGTTTCTGGTAGAGCGCCAGCAAGATAGTAGCTGTGCGCAGCCATTAGAC